ACCTGCTCGCTGATCGGAACGAACTGGAACACGATTCCACCTCTCACTTCTTTGGACGCAGACGCTTCGGACCACCCTTGCCTCCGCCCTTGCCGCCCTTGCAGCCGGACGAACCCTTCATCGGGGAAGAACCCTTGCGCGGAGAACCCATGCTTCCGTATCCGTACTTCATCGCATCACCTCGTCGTGCTTCAAGAGCACACCAAGAGCAGTAGCAGGAAGAGATGGCTCCGGACGCTCCGGACCAACACCCTCCTCGCACAGCATAAGCGCACCAGCCACCGCAATCACCCGGTCTCCGTGAGATTCCTTCGCCCCGGACGAAAGATCCCGCCTCGACGCACTCTCGATCGCCCCGTCCTCGCAGATCACGTAGTCCAGCATCTCCCGAAGCGTCTCTTCGCTCGGAATCCGAACCTCACCCTGCGACAAAGACCGACTCAACCCCGCCAGCAGCGTCCTCTTCGCACGCCGGCTCGAGTTCCACCCGATCCTCACCGTCAGACGCTCCGTCGTCGTGCCCACCATCCGCTGCCGATACACCTCCGAATACCCGATCCTCTGGAAATCATGGTGAAGGCCCGCACCAGGACCGTTCACCTCCCACCCAATCAGCGGGTGACGCCTACCCCGGTACGCAGTCATCGCCACATCCACCATCTCGTTCGCCAAGTCATGCGGCGGAATGTTCGGATCCACGAACTCAGCCACCACCTCCCGACTCTCGGCGTCCATCACGCACACCGCAGCATTCGCAGACCCCGTCCCATACGACGGATCCGCAAACATCACATATTCCCGCTCCGAAGACCCCTCCCGGAACACCCGCCAACGGCCATTCTGGTCGGGAATCCACCTTCCACGAAGCAACTCGCACCTCTCCCCGGGAACCGCATACTCGTTCATGTGCGCCGTCACCACCCCGGGCGTGAAGAAGTTCGACCCACTGCCAACCTCCGTCGCAAACACGTTCTGCGCCATGTCCACCGTGTCGCGGCGCTTCAACTGCTCACCCAGCCACGGAGTCCACTCGTACTCCTGACCCGCAACACCCGTCACACGGCCATCCACGTCCGTGCGCCACTCCCGACCACGTCCCTTCAACGGGTGATCCACGTAAAGCAACTCCACCAGCCTCGGATCACCCTGCGTCCGTGCCATCCTCACCAACGTCGCATAGTGCGTTCCACTCCCCAAAGGGGTACTCACCGCAATCCGACACGCCGTGCAGTCCGCAGCAGACCGCCAAGCCGCCTCAGCCTCCCCCATCGCCGCAAACTCATCGAACAACACCAGCGTCCTACGACCACCACGACCCACGTGCGCCGTACTCGCCTGGCCCGCAATCGTCGCCCCAGATACCGGGTTCCTCAACATCATGTGCTGCCTCGTCTCAGACCCACGCTTCAGCAGTTCCTTCGCAGGCAACGGCAACAACCACTCAGGCTGACCCTCCAATAGGTAATCCACCTTCCACAACAGGCTGTCAGGGTCGCCAGGACGGTCAACACCGTCCTCCACGCGACTCACAAGCAACGTCTGCCAGCCCTTGAACAGCCAACCCCATGCCGAAATACCCGCCAAAAGCCACGAAGCACCCATGTCGCGGCTCTTCCGAACCACGACGTCACGCCCCTCCACCACCCCGGACAGGATCTCACCCACCGCACGCTCCTGACAACCCCACAAAACGAACGGACGATGAGGCATCCGACTCGGAATCTCACGCCCACTCACCCCATCCACCTCCTTCGGAGCGTAAGTCCAGCCCGTAAGCCTCATCCACAGGCAGAAATCGTCCGCAAACGCACTCCGAAAGTCCGCCTGCACCCGCTCATCCGCCGAAGCATCGAGAAACTTCTGCCGCAGTTCAACGATAGAGGGGTCAGTACTCATATTTGTGATGAGGGGTCAGTACTGTAGCAGTTGGGAGGGGGGTATTCGATACTAGGTTCCCGGCTCGCGCGCGCGCGGGGGGGCGCCCGGGCACGCGCGGGCGCGCGGTCGCGCGTGTGCGCGCCCGGCTGCGCGCGCCAGGCGCGTGTGCGTGTGCGCGTTGCGCGTGTGTGCGCGCGGTCGTCGGCGTAGCCGCGCGGCCGTTATTCACAATCCGTCCCCAACCTATCCACGTCGGACTTATCCACAATCTGTCCACCGTTTGTCCATTCTGCCAACAGCACCCTCGCGCGCGACCCGTCACCCGTAGCCGCGACCCTGACCGTGCTGTCCACCGACACGCTGGATCGGTCGCGGTACACGTCAGGCTTCAGCCCCCGAAGTCGGAATTGCAGGGCGCTCATTTGTGTCGGCGTCCCCTCCTCATCGCCCGTGGCGATGCCGTCTAGCACCCGCTCCAACCGCAGCGCCGTCTCCTCTCGCGTCATGCGGAACGCTTCCGCGAATTCGGGGTACAGGCGCAGCCAACGCCACGCCGTAGGCTCGTCAACCCCTGCCGCTGCACAGGCTTTGCGCCACCCCTCGCGCCCCACCACCTCAAGCCAAATCGCCTGCCGTTCAAGGCGTTGCGCCCTCTTGTCCGCAGGTTCAACACTCGCTGCGCTCTCTGCGAACAGAAATTCCGTTGGAATTTGCCGGGTCATAATGCCCGAATTCTACGGCACTTGTGATGATTCGCGAGAATCGATTCAAGGAAATTTCGTGGAAAGTCGATCAACCCTCTTGCAATCATCACAAATGTAGTGCAAGATCCCCGCATCGAAAGGAACCGACCCATGACCACCGATACCACCCCCACGCCCGACGACGGACTCACTGAGGAGATTGTTACTTCCTGCCGTTTCGACCTGTTGAAGGCGCTCACGGAAAGCGACCGCGCCCCGTATGCAGAGCAGACGCTGCGTGACATTCTGTCCACCGCCGAAGGTTGGGAGGAGTTCCGTCGTGGCTGCGTGTTCAACTGCCGCAACCCCGAAACCAACCTCACGTCTTTGCGCCTGACCATCGCGCTCTACAACAACGCCCACGGCGACGTCCTGCCCCTGCCCCCGAACGCCTGACTCCAACGGAACCGACCCATGCGAAACTTCCCCACCGCCACCGCCCTTGCCCGTTCGTTCGCCCGCGCCCTCCGCCACGAAGTCGGGCGCAAGAATTATCACGAAATCGTTCGGCTGAACGCGGCCGAACCCGAACCGTCCATCTGCCACAGCCACGACTTCTGCGATGCCAACATGGCGATGCTGTCCGCATGGAACGCCGAAGGTTGGCACGATGACGATGCGACGGCGATCATCTGTGAGCCCGACCACCCGCGCCATGCCGAAGCCACCGCCCTCATCCACGAAATGTGGCGGCAGTGGAAGGCTGACCCGTTCGGTCTGCTCGGCCAGACCGTGTAACTAGCACCACCGACCACAAAGGAACCCGACCATGACCAAGCCCTCTCACATTCTCGCCCTCATCCCGCTCATCCGTGAACTGCGCGCCCGTGTGGCCGACCGGGTTTCAGACGATGCCCTCCGCCGCATGGCGTGGGATGGTGGCATCCGCTTGACTTGCCGTGGTCAGGCTTGGGACGCCCTTGCCGTGACCGTGACGATTCAGAACTTTGAGACTGCCGACGGTCGCCTCGCCCGTCCGAGTCGGCAGGATGAAACCGTGCTCGCGATGGCATCCGACCGTACGGCTCGCGCCGCCCTCCGCCGGCTGCTGGAAAGCGCGCCCGATGCCTGCTGCCGTGCCGCCCTGACCCCGACCACCACCCTCCCGACCATTCTCCTCTGACCGCGCCTGACCCGCACCCCATACAGGAACCCGACCATGACCACCACCGACCTCATCCTGCTCAACACCGTTTCCGACCACGTCGCCAACGACCGGTTCGTCTCCGCCCTCCGCCAGCTGGCTGCGCTCCGCGCCACGCTTGACCCGTGGGAGGCGGCCGCCCGCAAGGCTCGCGATGCCGCATGGGCGCTGCCGTGGCCGGAAACGGATGCCGATGCCAACACCCCGACCGGGGCGGCGCTCCGCGCCGACCGAATCGCGGCGGAACGGCTGATGTTCAATCGCACCGTTGCTGATGA